GTGTTCTATGCTCTACAAAAAAGCCGCCCTTATTGCGTTTTAGATTACATCGAGCGCATAGCACTCTCAGATTCCATAGCTCATCAGTGCCGCCCTTGCTTCTCTCGATGATGTGATCTATTTGAAGATCATCTTCAGCCAGACAAGCGGAGCAATAGCGACCATCTCTCTCAAATATCATCTCTCGAATCTTGCGCCATCTAGTAGTCGATCCGTCTTTGCGTAACGCGCTACCCATCACGCCCACCCCCTAGACATTGAATGATCTAATGCTTCACATATTGAACCATAACGGTATTCATAGTATTTGATTGCTTCGTCTATCTGTCTTCGTGGACTCAGCTTTGAATACCACACTGATCTCATTTGTGCCAGACCATAGTGCGAACCATTTCGGCTTTTGTAATTCCAAGAGCTCTCACGATGTATCAATATGGCAAAGCAAGACAATTCATTTGAATCAATGATCGATTGGAATGCGTATAGTTTTAGATTGTCTTTTGAATTGAGATCATTAGCGAATGTGTATGGTTGATTGACCACCATTGAAGCCGCTACGACGGCAAGACATAGAGCCCCCCTTAGCGAGCGACCTTGCGAGCTACCACGCTTCGCGGCTCGCGGTCGCGCCCAGAGCGTACTGGTCGTGTCAAGAGCTGAGCGTGTAAATCGGGAGATTCTGGACATCATTTTCTGCCAATCTCATACTGGTCAATGAATGCGCATATTCTTTCCACAGTGTCATCAACAGCTCTGGATTCACTGGTCACGCATTGATTACATACGCAAAGCGGCCTGAACGCTGTTTCAATAGCCAATTTCAAAGCTTCTTTCCATTGATCATTGAATTCACACATCGGTATGAATCGCCTCGCAATTGTGTGGTACTTGATCGTTACAGTCCACGCAACGATTGAGGATCATATGAACGCCTAATACGCCACAGCCTCCGCACTCGATGACGGCCAGATTCGGTGGCAAAGTCACGCTGAATTCTGGAATCACTTTGTGATCCTTCTTGCCTTTACATACGCGGCACTGAGTTTTTATGCTCGCCATATATGCTCCTTCGGAATGTATCGATTGGCCTAAGATGAATTTGACCGACCCACCATGAATTGAATCGATCTGATTTGTATCGGTCAGTTTTTGCGATGGAGATCGGTATCCAGCCAGCTATTTCATAGACTGGACATGATCCAGTGACGAGAATGGCAATATCCGAAGCTCGATCGCGTGGCTTGACTATTAGCTGACCATCTTTCCAGCGCGTGTGCTTGACTTCAATATTCGCACCGACGTCAGCTCCACGCTTTAGAGTGTTATCGATTGAATAGTCATATTCCATTCCAAGATATTGATGAACGACGATTTCGGCCGCGATTGCGTCCATTTGGACAGCTGTAAATTCGAAGAAGTTGCCTTTTAGCCGTTTCCAATCGTGATGATGTTCATCAGTAAATTCGAATTGATGGTCGAACTGAGCCCAATATCGCTGAGCTCGTCTCGTACCCCATTCAGCGATTTTGAATTGTTGCTCGGCTGTAAGTCTATATTTCATCATGAGCTTCAATCGCGAAATTCGACAAATCGAACTTATCGGCTAGGAATGTGCGACCATCGGTTGCGAATCGAGTCGAGACGTATGCGCTTTTTTGAGCAAAGCCGATGAATTCGACCATCTCGCCAGTTTCTTCATTGATCGCCCAGCCATCATGATCTTCACTCCAATCGGCCAAGAATTTCTTCCGAAATGATTCGCGTACGGCTTCGATGATCTCATCTGGGTGAAACGTCTTGACGTACTTGAGGAAAGCATTTTCATCAGTGATGTATGGCGTTGGCTTAGGCGTAACCATTGAAACTTTCGCGATCTCTTTGCCTTCAATGATTGCTTTTGACGCGTCAGCTCCAAGCTCGGCGCAAGCGATCCGGAATTCTTCTCTGAGCTGATCTTTCTTCTCTGTCAAGTGATCTGCCATCAAAGTCACGATCGCGATCTCACTTGCGATCTGTCGCATATTGCGTGGTTTTTGTAATTCGCTCATCTGCCGCGCTCCGCAAGATATTCTTGATATTCGCTCGGACTCAGCCAATCACCATTAACGCTTTTGAACCAGACAGCCGGACATTGAGATTCTTTTCGCTTTTCAGAGCAGACATACCCGCGATACTCCAAGCCAGTTTTGGCATTGACTCCAGTTTTGAGCAACATATGGCCGTGCTTACATTGTGGCGACTCCGGAATGATTGAAGCTCCAAGACCGACTTTCAGCTCTTCAACAGCTTCAGCCATCGATGGCACTGGATTTTTTGCCTCTTCGATTCGACGCTTTGCTTCCATTTCTTTCATTTCGTATTTTGTGAATTCAGCGTCTTTTGCGATCTCCATATTTTCCCGCGTTGGCCTTTTGTCAGTACCAAGGAGCAAGCCGATAACGCGTCCATAAGCCGAAGTAACCGCATTTTCGACGTACCACTTCGCATTGATCCGCGATGATTGTGCGTCTTCTCTTGCGTAATCGACCGCGGCTGGCTTTTCGTCTTCATATGATCTGTATGCGTTAGCTCGGATCAATACATATCCAGCTTTCAAATCAATGTCTTCGATGAAAGCTTCAAGCCTTCCGGTTGGATACGTTTCACGAAATCGACGTATGCGCGCGGCCACGTCTTCATAATCTGTTAGATCAAATGTCATCGCTCATCAGCTCCATCTCGAACTGATTTCCAATTGATTGAGCGACCTCGATGATATCCAATATTGAAACCCTCATTACGGCCACTTCGCCAACCCCAGCCGTAACCCACCGAATAAGCGATCGTCAAGATTGTGATGAATGCGATCCAATCTCCCAAGTCGTACATTTTGTCTCCCGATAGACCGGAAGACGGACGCTCCCGAGTCTGGAAGAAGTGTGAACCACAGAGCCGACAGAATCAACAATCAGGCGTGATTTTCGGCGTGTCTGGACTTAGTTATGATCCTTTATGTGCTCGATGAGCATTGTGCGAATTTCTCGAAGATCGTCTTTGACGTCTTTAGCAAAGCCATTAGAAACTGGCCGTGAATTCTTCTCGGCTTTCGCGGCGTAGATCGCGGCGATTCCTGAAACGGCTGAAGCGGCGATCAGTCCGATCGCCGAGATGAGCTCGGTCATTACTTCTTGCCGATACCGAAATCTTTGTCTTCAGGATTGAGCCAGCGAAGGATCACGGGCGCGATGGCCGAAAGTCCGGCATATGCGATCGCTTTCGGATCAGTGATTCCGGCGAGATATACAGTCAGGCAAGCCGCTACGAATGATCTAGCCCACGACGCTAACATCGATTTCATTGTTTCCATTTCTTGCCCTTCTTCTTGGTTGCTTCTTTTGGTACTTCAACAGCTGGAAATTCTCCCTTATAGGGTACGAATTTTGGTCGCGCAAAGCCGACGATCGCTGATCCTTTTCCGAATGGTCGAGCTTTGATCATTACCATTCCACCGTTGCGCTGATCACCACCGCTGGGAGCTGTATTTCCTTCGACTGTGATGACTTGACCATCTTGGATTTTGACCACAATTCCAATATGGGAAATTCGATCCACGCCATCGTGCGGAAAATCAAAGAATGCTAAATCACCAAGCTGAGGATCGTCGAACCAACGGCCGACTTCCTTCATTCGATGTGCTCCCATAGCTGTCGAAACCATCGATGGAAGTTTCGCTCCCGCTTCGTGAAAACACCAATTGACAAATGATCCGCACCACGGAAGACCGTTGGCCTTCATAAATTCGCCGTATTTCGTCAGATTTTCAGGCTCTTCGATATAGCCGACTTCGCCCAATGCCTTCTCAATTACAGCTGGAGCTGATCCCGTTGGAAATGTCATGATAAGAGGAGCTTTGCTTCTTCTTCTGTGATCCCTAACTTTTCCAGTAATTCGGCTTTCTTTGAAGCATTTAGCGCGGCTTCTTCTTCCTTTGCTTTGCGATCCGCTTCAGCCTTGATTGCGTCAGCTTCCAATTGATCCAGCTCTTCCTGAGTCAATTCGATCTCGGTAGAAATCCCCGTCGAGCAATCAACTACGATTTTTGTTGCCATAGTTATCTCCTAACTGTTCTTGATTCCGTAAAGGGTTGCGGTTGAGTATTGAACGAAATTACCACTACCGCCGTTGTTTGGGTAAATGGTGATTTGATTTATTGCTGCTGTGTTTGACCATAAACCAGCATTTAATACCAACATATAAGTGGCAGTTGAGTTATTTTCCGCAACCGAATCACCTGATGAAGATTTGTAGTTAGAACTCGCATAATTTGGAATGTATACTTCAGCGTTGCCGAAAGTATTGGCTGTCGTTTGCGAATCTGTCATCGTGAAAACTTTTTGATAAGTTTGTGCCGAACCACTATTACTTCCAACAGTTCCAGAATCATAACCATATAGCCAACGCCAAGAGTAATCGGAACTATTAGCATTAAACCTAAGAGCAAAGTAATCTCTGCCGCCACCAGTTACATCAGAGCGTAAAGATACTTTTAAGCATAAATCTGTATAGGTAGTTGGAATTGAACTAAAATCAATCGTACTTACTCCACCGCTCCCAACAGTAACGGTCGCAATTTTTGTAAATGTAGCCGCCATCACGCCGCCTTTATTCCATAAATTGTAAAAATAGAACCAGCCGTTATGTTCACCGTGTTCGTAGTTTTAATCTCTACCGAGTTGATTGCCTCTGGAGTTTTCCGCCAAAGAATTACCATTGATCCTACTGTCGATCCGGAATCATTAGTGCGACAAATTGCGGTCTTATATGTTGTGGAATTAGCATAGTTTAGAATTTGTATAGTGTGTAGGTATCTGATTCCACTATTCCAAGAACGACCAGCATTGATATATGAATCGGAATATCTAGTCGAAGCCGCGCTTGAACCGTCCCCGCGGACTACGGTTTCGGAATAATTCGACGTGTTATCCGAATTGAATCTTAATACGGCGTCGGTCGAAGAAGCCGCGCCCAATACATCGGCAATAATGATCAAATCCGTATATGTGCTGGGTATCGATGAGAATGTCACAGAAGTTGTCGATCCCGATGTGGTCGTCGTAGCAATCGGCTCGTATGTGGCGGCCATTAGGATTTGATCCCGTATAACGCGAAATGCGAATAATTTTGAAAATCTGATCCGTAGTCCGTGGTTATGCTGATGGAAGTTATGGCGTTTGTATTTCGCCAATTTCCCGAAGCCAATACGACATATCCGCCAACGCCGGATACTGTGCCATTTACATCAAAGCCACCAAATGATCGAATAGTCTTGTATTTATTCGTATTAGCGTAGTCAAGAATATCGATGACGAATCCACCGAATACATTGGCCGCCGCCGTGCTGGAAATTGTCGAATCGATTGTGGCGTTTGTCGTACTTGATCCCCCACCCGCTTGAGCCGCCGCTCCGTTTCCCCGTAGGTAATGGAATGAATAATTACTTCCCGAATCTGAATTGAATCTTATAAGCATTCCGTCCAGTGAATAAGTCGCTCTGGCTGATTGAGCAATTCCGCGCAATTGTAAATGCGTCCAAGTCGAAGCAATAGAAGTGAAAGAAATTGTTGTCGTTCCACCAGAGCCAACGGTCACGGTTGAAATCGATTCGAAAGAATTTGTTACGACTTTCGATCCGCTTATACCGGAAGCGATGATTCCTAAAATTTGACTCATCAGGCCAGATCGCCCACCACTAGCCAGCTATTCGCCGCCAATTTGATTGCCGTTGCCGCGCTATTGACCACGCGCAATTTTGGAGAAGCTGAAGTCGCTCCAGTTGAAACGACGGTCGTCGTTGCTGGAGTAACGGCGGCAATTGTTGGCTGTCCAGCTCCGGTGATCCACGCGAAGTGAATCTCTGTCCCCACAGGGAAATTGTATGTCGCGTCAGTTGGGATCGAGAATGTCTTCGCCGTGGCCGCATTCATCGTGAAGAGATAGTTTTGATCTCCGTTGCCCACTGTATAATTGTCAGTTTTCGCTGTATATCCAAGAGTGATTTTTGGAGCTGTAAGAGTTTTATTTGTCAGCGTCTGAGAAGTCGAAAGATCGACGGTAGTCGCTGTATCGATTGAGAGCGTTACCGCGCCACTTGTACCACCACCGGAAAGGCCAGTCCCAGCTGAAACGGCTGTGATATCTCCGACGTCATTTGTGATCCACACGAAGTCCATATCTGTGCTGGAATTCTTCGAAAGAATTTGTCCAGTCGTGCCACCCTTTAGATCGGCCATCGATGTATCGACAGCCTGTCCGAAGACTTCGAAGTCAGCTGGTAAGTCTTTGACCAGATCAGTATTGGTCGGCATTTGCCAGCCGAAATTGCTTGTGGGATTTGCCATTTCTTCTCCTTATGCGACCACGAAGGCGTTTTGCCATTCAAGTGTATTGGATACGGTGTTCCACGACTCGCCGACACTCACAGATTGCCATTTTTGTGAAACGGTACTGAAGTCCACCGGAGTCATGATGATCGTCAAAGCCAGTGCGTTATATGAAGTGCTCCACGTCCAGCCCTCGACATATCCTTCAAATTGAGCTCCCATATTGTTCGGAAGATTCTGAATTCTGATCGGCATACCCATGAAAATATTTAAGAGCGAATCTCGCTCAATATTTGTCATTTGATCATTCACCAATTGATATGAAAGAGCGTCGAAATAAGCTCTTGGGTAAGCTCTTAATGCCAGATAGAAATCGGCCTGATCTGTTGCGTCATATCCATTTTCCAAAGTCGTATTGAATTGCTCTTCCAATTTTCCGAATTCTAAAATCGAAGCGGAATCGCTGGCTGACACCGAAGCATTGTTTTTGTAAGTGATCGTGACCGCATTTCGAACATCGCCCACTCGAGTCAGAGTCCGAATTCCATTGGCCAGAGCATTTCCACCATTGATCTCGGTGTATCCGTTATTGGCTAGATATTCACTTCGATGTGTTGAATCGGCATAGCAGATTCGACCTTGAGCGTCTTCGTATAGGTAACCCAGAGCCGAAGAAGCTATGTCCGAACATATTGAATAAAGATCGATTGTGTTGGCTGATCTCGATGTGAGCTCATAATCGCCAGGCTGATCTATTTCGCCAAGACCGCTATTTTCGGCATTCGCCCAAGTGGTTGTTGGATCATAGGAAGCCCAAGTAACAGCTGATGGAACTTCGCTCCAGTTATTGAGAAGAAAATCTGAAAGGAGCGTGTATATCTGATCTCCATCGAAATCTTTTGTCAAGACTCCTTCCGTCAAAGCTTTATTGAGACGGGCAAGAGCTCCGATGGCCGTGATTGAGATTGTTTGAACATAATCGACCGTACCTGATTGAGATACTTCGACTTGAATGTCAGATATGTTGCCACCGAATATCGGAACGTATGCGCTTGATGAATCTTGGACTTCGACTGTTACTCCATCATTGATTGAGAAGAGTACGTTCGATTTGTCAGTATTGATCAGCTGTAAATTACAATATGAAGGGTTGGCCTGTTCATAAATATTTGTACGACCGGAAGAGATCGTCAGATTTGAAAGCGAAACTGACGTGTATGCCACGCCGTTGATTTTGACTCGCCATACCGGAGTCCAGAGCGTCATACTTTCAAGACCCCCGATGAGAGAGTGCCACGGTAGTAAGAGTTATTGAGAAGATCAATGATTTGACGTGCCACGCCTTCTTTGTCCAGTGCTCCATTGACGTTGATTGAAATATTCGTCGTCGATGATCCACCCAATTGATTGTTAGGCGTGATGAAGCCATCGGATTTTGGAGTGAAGAGCTCAGCTCCCTTTTCTCCGACGATGTAGCTCGTACCAGCTGAAACAGCTCCACCGCTGGCTTTGCCACCCCCGAAAGCTCCAGATATCAGGTTGGAAATTCCTTTGACCAATGGATTCGAAGCGACAAGATTGATCAATGATCTAACAGCACTGATCACGCTTTCAATAGCTCCGGCCACTTTTGAAAAGCCAGTAATCAGACCAGCGATGATTGATCCAATTGCTTCAAGCCCTTTACCAAGCCCCGCTCCCAGAATCGGGATCACATTCTTGACCACGAAATCGACGAAGCTCTTGAAGCCCTTAATCAATGGCTCTAATTGATCATAATTGTCGGTGATGGCTTGCTTAACTTTGTTGAAAATTGATACAAGTCCATTGATCACTGGCGTCACAGTTTTGATGATTGCGGGTATAACAGTGTTATACAGATACTCCCACCACTGGATCAATATTGGAAGAAGATCGTTTTTGAATATATTGAAAAGCTGAATGACAATCGGGCCGAGTTTTTGACCAAGATCATCGGCGAATTTTCCAATGGCCGGAATTCCAACATCGACAAGATTTGTGAGAAGTGGCGTGATTGCGTCAAGTACGAATGATCCGACTGTCTCCTTCGCTTCATCGAATGCGATTCCAAGTCTGGTCATCTTTCCTGAGAATGTATCGGCGGCAATATTGGCTTGATTGTTGAAAGTGTCGGACAAAGCTTTTGTGATTTCATCGAATGTCATTGATTTCAATTGAGCCGCGTCAAGTCCAAGGCCAAGTTTTCCAAGAGCTGTCGTATTACCCTCGAACCCGCGAGCTAATGCCTGAGTGACCGTATCGAGTGACTTACCGCTTCCGGCCGCAATATCAAGAGCCAATGCCTGAAGTTTTTGAGCTTGCTCGACGTCTTTCGTCGATCTCACCAATCGATCAAGAGATGGCCTTAGCTGGTCGTCTGTGACACCAACGGCGAGAGCTGTACGGGTTATGTAGTCTTCAGTATTTTTGATGACTTCCTTTGACGCTCCAGCCACGTTTTGAAGGGTCGTAGCGAGCGCGGCTTGAGCCTTTTCATCTTCGATTGCCGATTTGACGCCATCGATGAGAAGCTTTCCAGCATAAGCGGCGGCCGCAACCGTAGCCACCGCGAAAGCCGCCCCAGCTTTCTTCCCGAAATCACCTAACTTGCCACCGAAACTTTCGACCTCGTTTCCACCTTCAGAAAGCTTCTTTCTAAGATCATCGACGTCAGCAAGGATCGAGAGCTTGAGTGTTCTACTTCCGGCCATCTAGTCCCATTCCTTCACGATTTTCCCGAATGACTCTTCCCAGCGTTTGACAAGCTCTGGCTGATTTTCACGAAGGGTTGGGTAGATGAACCAGCCTTGAGGATTCCACGTCGGAAATTGTTTTCTTTTCTTTGATCCGAATTCCATACCGCCCCAGAGAATTTGGGTCGTACCGCCACCGCTGAATCTTTGACTGGCATACCCGAATGACAATTCGCCGAGCTTTGATGATTTTGAAACTTTTGATCCTTCAGCAATTCTTCGCGCAACAGCTCCGGACTTCTCTCGCGTATAACTTTTTGAAATAACTTTTCCACGAAAGAAATCTGCTATTGCTCCCGATTGCGTTTTCGCTTCTTCGATGGCTTGCTCGTCCATAGCTTTGAACGCGCCCTTGATTCGACGCAATTCAGCCTTATCGTAGGCGATTGCGTCTTGTGCCATCTTTTGACCTCTTTTCTAAAATCTCGACAGCTGTGAAAATATCTTCAGGACTGATCCATTCGGACATCGGTATTCCAGTCTGAAGAGCCAGCTCGACGATTAGTCGGCCGACGCTTCCGACTTCATGACTTTTGGGAATTCACGCTCGACTTCCACGTCCACGTCGATCACTGTTTCGATCCATACTTCGTACGGCTTGAACGGTGTACCGCCCGCTTCGCGTTTTAGTGCGTGATATGCCAAGAATGTCAGATCGGAAATTCCCAGCATGTTTTCAGCTGTAATTGCCGTCATTTTCTGGCCTGTCTTGGTTTCCCACTTCACCCATTCCGGCGGGAGCACGGTTGCGACCGCACTCTCGCCAGAATTGAAGCTTATGTTTAGTTTTGTCCTCATGCTCCCGATTTCCTATCTCTTAGCTGAATGTCTCTGACGGAGTACCATTGACGACGAATGAAAGCGAAACAGTTTGTGCGTCCGGAGCTGATCCACCTACCGATGGGAATACTGGATACACGTTGAACGCAAAGACCGCACCCGATACAGCTGTCAATGAAACAGCAAGAGTCGTATTTGGCGCGGATTCAGCGGCAGACCAGAGAGCTTCGCACAGCGATCCTGTTGCGCCCCAGTCGGCAAGCATTTCGACTTCGAAAGTCCATTGATCATCGATGTGCTTGTATGCCTTGCCATCGAGTGTTTGATATGTCTCGATTGTTGGATCATTTGACAGCACGGCCGAACTAGCCTGTGCGTCATAATTTGTGGACGCAATCGTCAAAGTGAGATCGCGACCCGTGATGATTGTCGTTGCCACTTGTTCTCCTTAGTTTGTTTGAGTGTAATACGTTGAGACGTTTATATCGGACGACAGATATTGAGCCGCGCCGATTTGTACCACGCTCGGACGATCAATCGTTCCGAGAATGTACCCCGACGGTAAGACCGCCAGAATGCTAATGAGTAGCTTCTCTAAGTTATCCAACGAAGCTGGGTTAGAGTTATAGGAAACGATTGCCGTGACCGTCATATTCAATTTCAATTTGATTGCGCTCTTATTGATCAAATTTGATTCCATATACGGCGATGAAGGGACGATTACGACAGCTGGAGTGATCACGGACTCTGGGACTGAGTTATATACCGAAGCGGCAACCGACGAGAGCGAAGTTTTGAGAGCGTCCCGTATGTCAGTCTGGATTGATGATGGCATTTATTGTGCGAAACTTTCGGCGTCTAAATACGGCGCGAGTAATGCCTGAACCCTCGACAAGAGCGATCTGCCGAGACGGAATGGCGTTGGTTGAAAATCTACGCCTTCCAATTGACCACCGATTGAAAGTCTTGATTGAAATATTTCCGTGCTCACTACATAGACAGCTGATTCGACAGCTGGCGTGTTAGCGTAAAGATCAGCGGCAGAATATCCAGAAAGTGTCGCCATGCCGTAAGGAATGATTGGCTTCAGATCAATATCCGCGTGGGTGATCGCCGCTGTGAAGAGATAATCACCCAACGCGTCGTCGGTGACGGTGACGGTTGCCGCGAAAGGGGACGGAACGCCTGACACGATCACTGACTGTCCCTCAACGAAGCCGTGCTGTCTTACAGTATAGAAATAAGCAATATTGGATTTCAATTCAACAGATCGAATGCCTGAAACGTTGGCGACAAGCATTGGAAGAATGATCTCCTCAGCCGAATTTATGATCTGTTCGAGATACGCGTCCGAATAAAGTGAAGAGCTCACGCCGAGCACTGATCGAAGCTGTGTCGCTGTGATAATGCTCGGCATGAGTGTCTCCTAATCGGCTGAGCTGACTCGGGAGCGAATCAGCTCATGTCTATTTTTTGGCTTTAGGCCTTGTTATTCTTGAACGCGCCAGCGGCAATCTTTGTCGCGATTGCGCCATATCCATACATCGCAATTGATACTTGACCAGTTGAGATCAAGTCTGTACGAAGTTGGTATGTTGGTGATTCGTACCATGTGTACGCGTCAGGATTGACGATGACGATTGTTCCATCTCCATCGCCAGCATTTGTGAAGTCGACGAATAGATCAAGACCAGCAACGTTTCCACGAAGTGACAGTGGTGATACAGCACCGCCAGCATTCATTGGATTTGAAGCATTGTAAATTGGACGGCCTGAATCATTCAATGTCATGATATTTGACCATTGGCCACTGGATACGACCATATTACGAGCGAAGCCCTGAGTGTTTGAATACACTGAAGACGCACCGCGAGCAACGATTCCAAGAAGCTCTGAAGCTGTTGGATATGTTGCGACGGTTGTGGAATCAAGAGTCGCTCCAGAAATTAAAGCCGCATTCACAGCCGCGTTAGTTGCTTTCGCATACGCCGCCGCGAGAGTGACCATCAATTCCTGAAAGAATGCCGGACTTGTGCGGTCAAGCAATTCGACGCTGAAGGTTTGTTGACCAGCGTACTTGGACACTGAAACGCTCAAGAAGCTTGCGTTTTGATCTTGCTCGCTTGGAGCTGATCCTTCAGATGTTGCCGCAACAGTTGGGACTTGAGTGATTTTTGGAATTTCGAAAGTCATTCCAGCGTCAGGCAAAGCCGCGCGTGAGATCGCGTCAATTGATGGACGAATGGTGTTTGACAATCCGTTGATGATTGTCGAGAGCTGGCGAGTGGGTACGAGACCAGCGTTATCAGTGGTGTCTGCCGCGGCTGATACATATTGACGAGCTTCGTCGTCACCTAATGCCGCGCGGATTGAATTTTCGAGATACTTAGTCGGTGTGAACTCGATCCGTGGCTTTGTGTAAGCAACCGGACGAGAAGCCGCCTGAACTTGTAGAGAAGCTTCAACCGTTTCGGAAACGGTCGGAGTCTCTTGAACGGTGTTTTCTTCCACTTGTTCTCCTTGAGATTGGCTTGGTGTTACATCTGAAGACGCTTGATCCTCAGAATCTTTCTTCTCTTCACTTGCGGCGACGTCAGTGACTCGCGCTGATCGCACAGCTGGCTCGGTGACCAAGCTGACCTCAATGAGCTCACTACCAGTCACGATCATCGCTCCATCTTTTGAATCATATGAATCAACCGCAACGCCAACAGAAAATCCGTCGCGAAGACCGCTCATGGCCTCTTCAAGTGCGTCATTCCCAGCTGTTGTCTTCGCGATCTTGAATGTGGCGTCGATTCCTTTTCCATCTTCGCTCATTGACATTCCCAAAGTCTTTCCGATTGGACGAGTGCGATCATGTTCAAGATTAAGTTTCACGTTTTTTGGTTGAATTGATCCAGCGGCGAATACCGTACGTCCCGCTGATGTATTTGCTACTTCTTCGAATGTAACAATTCGGCCGGAGATTGTACGAGATTCCGAATCGGCCGCTGTGATAGTGATTGGCATTGTAATTTTCATGACGATATCAAGTCCTCTTCTTCTCGTATTTCATCAACCGTCATCACGCCGATCCGATTGAGAATTTCATACACTTGCGCTCTCTCCAATGGGTTTCCACGAAGAAAATCGTCCAAGTCATATCGCGCATATTGTCCAGATGGCAAGAAATCTGATTGTGAAAGTCTTTGTTCAATGACTGTCATCATGGGACGCAGTGAATAATCGATGAGATCGCGACGCTGATTGATTGCGTTGGAATATGTATTCGATTGAGGATCAGAGGAAACGAACCAAGCTGGAATGCCAATCGACCTGGACAATTCCAATGAAATATATTGGCGAGCTTCATTCAATTGAATTTCTGAAGGATTAAAGCCCAGTTTCTCGAGCGTCACGTCGGCATTAAGAAAAGCCGTCGCTCTTTCTTTTCTTCCGCGAGACCAAGCGTCAAGAAGATTGCGAATGCGATCGGCCGGAAGTGAAGCTCCATTTGATTTCATCACCGTAAGTGGAGCTGGCTCGCGCGCATATGTAAGAGCTGTCTTTTCTAACCATGCGCCAGCTTTGATCGTTTGTCCGGATCGATTAAGAAGTCCCTCGTCCATTCCCATGAAGACTTTCATATCTTCATTCGGTACGGCAACACCGTCGATGTAATATCCGATGATCTCGGTCGCATTGGCATTTGTTCGAGTGGTTACACGAAGCGGAGCAATTCTTTCAGCGTCACGAACTCTTCCATCTTCAGAATAGCGATTCAGTACGCGAAGATATGCGAACCCATAAAATAACAAATCTTCAGCGATCCAAGACCATACTGAAGCCCCAGTCACTCTTAAATCTGGTTGATTTATTACTCTTGGTGGATCAATTTTCGTCCCAGTTGATTTTTGCCATACGTCAATTTCGAAACTAGCGACTGTCGAGCATATGATGTTTCTGGCGCGCGCGATCGTTGGCACGGCCATCGCCTCGTCGCGTGTTGCTGTTGTTGGTGTGGAAAAGTATCCACCGAAATAATCATTTGCGTTTAGCGGTAAATAGCCGCCAGCCGCCGCCGCTTCCACGGCAGGTTTGATCGTCGGAGCACCGACGAGAAGATCGCGCAATTTCACACGCTAATAATCGGCTACGCATACACCTATCCGACCAAGATATCAATTTCCGTCTCTTGGCGTGTCGCGTAATGCGTTACAAGTGCCGCGGCCACGGTAGCGCAGACCGCAGATCGAGAAGCTCTTCGACCAATGATCCAAGCTCCATCGCCGTAAGGTAATTTTGAAGCCGACAAGACTTGCTTCGTAAATTCCACCTGACCAGTATGGCGAAGTCTTTTGGAAACGACAGCTGAAAGAAGCTGATCACAGCTCATCGCATACTCTGATCCATCGATATCTACCGTCGGGATTCCGGCCGGAGTTAGTCTCATCGCCACTGCGTAACTTGTGCGCTTTGAGTAAAGCAAAGCTTCAAGATTTTCAAAGCGTCTAGCATAAGGAGCTGTTTCGTTGGCGATTGTTTTGTCATCAAGTGAAACTGGATTGTGCCAAGTGTGAAGAAGCTTGACCAAGAATCTTTCATCGTCGATCCGTTGAGCGGCAACCAACGCGCCGTGCCGTCGATCCGGCGAAAGATCAAGTCCAAGCCAAGTGATCTTTGAATCGTCAAGGTTGAGTGATGAATCTTCACAAGCTTGCCATTCATTTGTTGGAATTGCCGGATTGATTGAATCAACCCACCTACATAAAATCTCCGTGCGAAATACATCAGGCGCGTCATTCATCGACGATCGAATATTGTCAATATGAATCGTCCGGCCAAGAGATGGATTTGAGTGACGCCAATTTTCGACGTCATCGATTTCATCGGTTGGAGCTGACCATTCGAAATAACCAATATCATCAGTCCCGCCAGCTGAAGAAGCTAGACCACGCTCGCGTAATTGATTCAAGATCACTGAATGTTGATCTCCGGCGTTGCTGAGTGTCCACACTTGCGGATTTTTGGCCGCCATCATCGTATATTTCATCGATGACCAAGCGTCCAAGTCTTTATGCTCTCGAAGCTCGTCCATAAAAACGGTTTCTGGTTTTGAAATTCCGCGCGCCGCGCTGTTGGCCGCTTTGACCATGTACCGCGTTCCGTGGATTGTCTCGATTTCCTCTGATCCGTGAGCCCATCGAATTTTTTTGATTTGCTTTGCCAGATCATCTTTGCTTTCAATGACATTGACGATGTGCCGAAACGTTTCAAGCGATGTAGTCAATCGATGAGCTGATCCAATTTGAAGCGGATCATTCCACAAGAAGAGACCCGCAAGAATTCTGGAGATCATCAGTGTGCTTTTCCCATTTTGTCTGGCTACCACAGCGCAGATCAGGGGATATCGAAATCTCCCGTCAGGCTTGATCCGGTGAGCTTCTATCGCGAGCCATTTTTGCCAGTCCATGAGCTCGATACCGCATTGAGCAGAAAAGTCGATGAGCTCTTGGCCTTTTGATGGTAAATCTGACAGCTGTGAATGAATTCTCGGCAGAATGTGGCCAGTTATCACACCGCCTAATTCCGATCCAGCCGGATCGAGACCGATCTCAGCCATGCGAGACCGATTCAGTTTTGAGCGAGCTTGAACTGGTTTGGTGTGACCCGTTTCGTGGTGAAAGAAGATCAG